TCGGCCGTTGGGAACCTAAGATAGTGGCGTATGATCGAGCTTTTAGTGTTGAGTGTAGTGATCTTACACCTGACTTTGTGACTCTTTCGACTCGTCCGCAATCCAGTGTTGATTGCAGAAGTCAAGAGTCGATCATCGGGTTGGGTCCCGAACTAGGTACGCGTAGTGGTGCCAAACACGCAAGTCGGCGTGAAAAAGGAAAAATTGGGGTGATAACTCCTGGTAGCCCTCCTTTGAATGGTAGGGCCGGGTTCTTTGGTTCGCTTTTTTGCGACGATCAACCAGGACCAGGTGATTATGTTGGTGTGTACGGTAGCCCCTATGAAGAGGGGCCGGGTTCTTCTGTAGAATCAGGACCGTGTGGATTTTGGATTGCGAATGGGCGATCGCTTTCCGATACCATTGTTTCGGGGGATGGTTATCTCCCGGACGATGATGACATCTCGCCGCCCCTTCTAAGGCGTGATGAATACATTCCAGAGGTTGGGGTAGAGGGCCTTGAGGAATGGGGTGAATTGTGGGCGTCGTGGCCACAGGTTGAGGATGAGATTCCTTGCGTTGTAGACTCTGTAGGTCTATTAATGTCTGGGTCTCTGTCTTTGACTCCTTGTGCGATTCACGAGGTGGCGTCGGACTTGAACGGCAATAATGGGTCTTGTACGAACACGGACGACCTGGATCAAGAAGTGGAGTATATCGCCAACTCGGTCTCTCGGCATGGTGACGTCATGTTGCATTTGTCTCTGTTGGACAAAATTGGGTGCCTTTGTGATCAGCCTCATTCACACATGGTTAATCATAGCCATGTTTCCAAGGCGCATAAGGCTTTTCTCGAGCGCCAGAGGAAGCGGAGTGGTGCCAAAGAGGTCAAAGCTAAAGACGGGCCTCCTAAGGAAGGGAAAAAGAAGCCCTCGAATCTTGTCAAATTCGGGACGTCTGACTGTGTTACCCCTAATTGCCGTTCGCCTCATATTCATCTTAGGGGTGGAGCGTTGGTGCTTAACGAGTCAGGTGCACGTGCGTACGATGAGTTACCTGACATTATTGACGATCAGGAGGATGGAATAGAAATGAAGACTGTGTATGGTGATTCTCTGCGGAACGAACCACATGTGCAACTTGAACCTATAAATGCGGAAGCACCGAGTAATGTTACTCGAGGGATTCAAGTTGTTGACGAAGTTTGGGATTCAGGTTTCCGTGAGTTGTTAAGTCAGTCTACTATTTTCACGCGATCAGGTGTGGAGTGTCGGGTCGATCCTGATCCAATGCCTGGGATAGTTGTTATTCCACCCCCGTCTGTTAATGTCGTTCTCGATGATGGGGTTCGTAAGTTTGTGGCCACTGGGATCGGGGTTCTTAAGAATGATGGATCCGTTAGGCGTAATGGGGGGCGGCGTGATGCTCTTAATATGTGTTTTCTCATATCCATTAGTGCATTTCTCACTTCACGGGATGTCTTTAAGAGTTCCTTTGAGCTCCAAGCCCAATTTTTTCCTGATCATGCGCAGGATAGTGAGTACGAGATCGGGTTGACGGGGAAGGATTACCTCGGGGTGGTGGAGATGCTTGCAAGTTTTGATGCCAGACTGGAGCTATGGGGTGAGTTCATCCCCAGTTCTGGTGTTTCAGAAGGTTGGAATCATACGGGGACTATCGGCATCGGGCAGGAGTCATGGCATGTCGCCACTTTTCCAGCACATTTTGAGCCGATAGTGAAGTTCTCCGGTTTGTCTGACGGTGATGTTTCTTACTTCCACATGCTCCCGCAATTTCGTCAAAAGGTTGGCGGGAGGTTCAATTCTGCTATACGTCTCCTTGATTGTCGTTTTGATGCTACTCAAGAACCTGGTGATGTGGATTGGAATCTTAGGGTTCTTGATGGTCGAAGTTCGTATTGGCGGGGTGTTCCACCGGGGCGAGTGGAGAACATCCCCTTGGTGCGTGCCAAGGCGTTGATGGTCGCAAATGGGGGGAAACCTGAAGTCGTTATTCGCGAACACCTCAAGGTTATCTTGTCTTCGGAAAGGTCGCTTGTTGAAGCACCTCCGGGTGATGTGGAGATGGTTGATTTGCACCCGACTACTCCCCCAACTCTCGAGCAAATCGAGAGTCTCGTTATCGTTAATCCCATGCATCTTGGTTGCCCGCCGGTCGAAGTCCAACCGCCGTCATTGCAAGTAGCCCCTTTGGTCGATCACCCTCTTGTTCGCGACCCCTCTATCCCGTTTAGCCCTAGCGACAACACGAACAGTCTTTCCCGCCGGTTGTTGAAGATCATGAATTTGTCTCTTGCTTACCCTGACAATTTCAAGGATGTTAAGAGAGACGTTCCTATTCCTTTAGAGACCGTGCGTGTGTTGCCGAAAGAGTTTTTGTGTAGTAACTCTACTGGTGTGTATGTTGATACAGCCTTTGTCGATGATATTTTGATGAATATGTCTTCAGTCTCTCCAGATTGTTACTCTTTGTTTCAGGAGATTGAGGATTATTTTCAGTCATTAATTCGTCTTCCTGTTTCATATGCTTTACCTGAGGATGTTTATGGTGCGCAACACACTCTGAAAGTTGATCTCATGTATGAAACCAGGCCGACTTTCTTGTGGAGGGTCTTGACCCTCAATTTCGCGCAGAATAAGAAGGTGCGTCGTCCTAAGACTCGTGTGGCTGTGCTCGACGGTGTTTACACATCGAGTATGCGAGTTCTAATATGGAAGGATCTTAGTGACTTGCTTATGAGGGAGGCGTCATCCATTGGCAGTTTGTCTAATCAGGATTTCTGGACATGGTGCATCCCTAGGTACAAGGAGAAGGTCAAATCTCTCAACCCTGATTACTTGAGTAGTGCTCTGGTTGTAGAGCATGACATTCATGGTCATATCTCCCATTCGTATAACACTATCACCTGCAACACTATATGTCATGTTGTGGCGCGCGAGGCAATGTCAGTTGGACGTTTCGCGTTGTCGATGCCTCGTAAGATTGGCGTGGTGAAGACTGGAAAATCGTCTTTTGGGACGGCATTTGACATGCGTGGTAAAGGGTCGGTCGGTGGAGTCGACACTTTTATGGGGGTGATAAAGGCGTCTCGTCTCATGTGTTCTGGTGTGGCTTTCCAAGAGGGGTTGTTGAAGCAGGGGGATAACTACACTATCAGGTCGACTTATGAATGTCGCTTGAGCGGGGTTTATGATGAGGGTTTCACGCGAATCTTGCCTATGGAGTGTCCGAATTCTATGGATTGGGAGTATAATAGGAGGTATACTTTTGTGAAGGGGAAAAAGTTTGTCAAAGACGGGAAGATCACATTCCCTCCAGACGAAGAGTCACGCCTTTATCAGCGTCTCAATTACTCTCACCGTTATATTTCTGTTTATGGGTACGCCTTCGCAAATTCTGGGATGGTTTATGGAGTGAATAACCACAATATCTCACGGATTGTTGAGCGCCATTTCAAAAGGCGTCAACCTGAGGCTTTGGAAGTTGCTGCGGCCGCAGAATATGGATTCCCCCTAGAGAATTTTGACATTTTGCTTTTAGCCAATCAGTCATATTTCGCGTCATATCTCACGGTTGATTTCGTTCGTGCTACGCTTTTGTGTTATGGCCCATTTGAGTATTACACTGACGTGCAAGAGGCATCTTCGTATTTGATTTGGGAGAAGCACATCAAACAGCAGTTGCGTATTGATTCATTTGATGACATTATGTCGAATGGTGAGATTGGAAAACTTGTTTTTAAATCTTACCTCGTTTGGAAGCTTAAGCAGATGGAGATTGCTAAGCAGAATAAAGCTCCTCGATGTGTTGTTGACGCGCAAACTGCTAATTCGTTGCCGAATGTGCACATTAGTAACGCCTGGAAGGCTCATACTTCCAATCGCCTCGTTGTTTATGGTGGTCGGGTTTCTATTGAGTTCTGTAGTTGTCCTTCACCGGAAGGCATAGAGGCCGTGTGCTGTGCATGGGATGAGTATTCGTATGACATTGTCATAAAGAATTATAGCGATGACAGTATTATTGGCATTTGGGATAAAAGTTTGTGTGGGTACGTCATGTACAACACGGACATCCGAGCTAATGACGGTAGTCATTCGGGTTGGACTTGGTCTGTATTCTCGAATTTACTGTGCATGCCTTTTGGTCACTCAGAATTTCTTCTCCAGATGATTTTTGCAGAGAATTATCTTTTCTCCCGTGATAGAGGGACCAGGGTTACTTTCCGTTCTCAGTACGGATATTTGCCTAGTGGTATAGGGGCCACTACTATTGCCAACAATACGGCAATGTTGATGGTAGCATGGATGCTCAGTCGATTTTTAAATTCCGGGTTTGATCCGAAATTATCGCTTGTCACTTATGCTGCTTATCGTTGTGGTTTTTTGCTCAGTTTTGAGCATTTTGATTTGCGTGCGCAATTCTCCCGCATGCAATTTTTGAAGTATTCTCCTGTTCGGCATGGCGATGGTTCCCTTTGGGTGTTACCAAATTTGGGCCGCATGCTCCGATATTCCGGGCGTTCCAAACAAGATGTGACAGTCAAACTCTATCAACCCCCTCTTCTCAACGGGGTTAGAGTTAATGTCTTTCTTTGGTACCAGACGTTGTTGACCTACGGCGATTTTAAGCGTGTGTATTATGAGCCTCTAGTTAAAGCTCTGTGCCCGTATTTTGATCTTGTTGATTCGCGACACACCCCTCTACTTCTCACCCTCCATCCTGATGATTTGATTAGCGACGTCACTTCATCAGTTCGTTTATTTCCTTCGCGAGAGCAATTTTACTCTAGATACATTTCTTATGGTGCTACAGACACTATGATTGATGAGTTCGAAGGTTTGGTTGCTCAGTTGGCGCTCGGTGGAGTAATGTACTCACCGTTCGTCGACTTGGTCCTTCTAGTTGACTACGGTTTAGTTTCCGTGTGTTCAGTTTAAAGGGCCGACAACAAAGTAACCCCGCGCAAGCGGTCACGAACTCACGCTCGTGCTTCGGTGAGTGCAATCGGCCGGTATGCTACTGGTCAACCAAAAGTAGATAAAGGCGACACCTTTTAACCATTTTCGTGTCGTCGGAGGAGCTAGCCACTCTGAATCCCC